TGGAATAGAGTAGAGGAAGGCTCTTTATAGGGGAGAGGAATAATAGCCTTTGCAAGATCTACTCCAGTTGCTTCAACCTCCTTGAACTCACCGGGGGAAATAGGTTCGTTGTCGCCAACTATCCTAAGTCCCTTAGCCTTGAAACCTCCCGGTAAATTAGCAAACTGACCTGCATCTATTAGGGATCTCATTGCAGCAGTTGCACTCATGGTAAGATTACCAAGGAAGTGTATCAAGCCTAATCCGTAGAAGCCAAATCCGGGTACAAACCTGTAATGGACGAAGTGACTTCTCTTCTCCATTGTAGAATCATTCTGTTCATAGTTTCTACGAATACTAAGTACTTGTCTGGACTGTTGTTCTACTGTTACGATATAGGGAAGAGATTGATCTTTATTCTCTATGTCAAGATAACAGTGTTGTTCCAGTAAAACATATTGGGGATCTTTATCTGCTGAAGGTGATATACCAAGTATAGTATCCATTCTTTCTGTAAAAGATGTAACAGGAGTATTTTCAGGAATAGGTAGATCTACTTCTTTGTAGACACCAGCCAGTACATCTTTCTCTACTTCTACAGGACTTTTATATATTACATGTGTATATCTATCTGCATTCCTCAGATCAGTAGCGAAGTAAGATACATAGAATTGATCTATAGGAATAAATTCAGAGACAGGACGTTTAAGTGTTGAACTATAGTATATCTTTTTGAATGCTGATCCTATCAAGGGAAGATGGAACAGCATTCTTTCAAACTCATCGAAGTATTCAGGCATCTGCTCAGTTAACTGATAGTTCATAAAGTTCTGAACACGATTAGCCTGTGTTTCTTTCTCAGGAGTTATCTTACCTAGTATGTTTGCTTTTACCGGGCCTTTGCTAGGGAAGAGTTCTCCAGAAGCTTTAGACTGAAACTTAACTGCTGACTCAATCAGGAGTGGATGTACTGCTGTACAGGCTCCTTCAAAAGGTTCTGAACCCGGCTCAAGTTTGAGTCCTAGTAAGTCAAAGCCTCTTTCAAACATAGACTCCCATTCACCTCTGGAATCCTTATCAGCTTGATAGTTCTCTATTACATCTGATGATATTGTTCTAAGATCTTCTTCTTCCAGTGTATCACATAAGTCTCCATACCATTCTGCTATATCTTCTGAAGGTTCCATTATAGCATCTTCACTTGCAAAGTCTACTATAACTCCACCATCATCTTCTACTTCAAAGGTAGCATCAAGAGATGTTTCTTTTACTGGAGCCATAGGAACTACATTAGATACTTCTTCTGGTATGCGATCATATGGATTTTTTTCAGTTGCCATTATTTATCCTATGCTAGATTAAAGTCTTCTATCTGTTCTTCAGTATATACTTGAGGTAATACACCTTTTTTTAAACTGGCAAGACCTTCTGCTCTGGTAGCAGCAGGACCACGTTTAGCTAATAATCCTGACATTCCTGTTAAAGGTTCCTCTTGTAATTTTTCCACATCTTTTTGTTCAAAACCAAATCCTCCTCTTTGTTTACGTCTACGTACAGGTTCTACATTTTCTCCCTTCATAGACTCATGATCAAATCCCGGTGAATCTTCAGGAGATATGGGAGTAATACTACCATCTTTATGTAGATGTACACCTACACCTCCTACTGTTCCTGTTCCTATTACTGTTCTTGAGAGAAAGTCCATTCCTGCTGCCAACATTCCTCCGGGCATCCATACTGGATAATCTATTCCACTATATGGAGTAAAGTCTTCCAGACCTTCAACTTTAGCAGATTCAACAATCTCACCAAGTTCTTCTCTTGTCATTTCAAATTCTTCATCATCATCTAAAGTGACAGCTTTATCATCTCTTGCATCTTTAAATTTCTTTTTTAATTGTTTGTTTACATTATCAAAAGAAGATTGCATAGCCATTCCTACTGGATCTCCAATTTTATAACCAGCTATTAATGCATTAGGATCTTGAGCAGCAAACCATTCCTCATAATCTTTAGGAGTATCTGTTGAATATTTTCCTACTGTATTTCTCCATGTAGTAAAGGCTGATCTTTTAGCTCCTTCTAAAGCTTCTCCTCTTGTCATAGTATCTCCCCAGAGTCCTAAAAATCCTTTTCTTATATCTGTTGGTCCCTCGTCATCTCGTGCAATTTCCTTTTCTAATGTTTTTTTGGCATCTCCTGCTACTATATCTGCACCTTCCCAATCATCAGAACCACCCCAAATATTAGAAGGATCAAAACCTTCTCTTTGATCAGTAGTGGTAGTAGTATATACATTTTCATCTTCAAAACTTTGTCCTCCCCTAGAACCGGGATCTTGAGTCATATCTGTATAAGTAACTACATCCGAAGCCCAATCTACTCCTGCTTCAGGATCTCCTCCTCCTGTAACTTCTGGAGAACCACCTTGATCAAAAAAGAAATAAGCAGGTACACCACCTACTTTACGACCACTACCACCCATAGCTCTCAAGGCAGAAGCTTCGTCTGGTCTAATCCATGCTAGTTTATGAGGCTGTCCATTTATGTTGATAGATTTCTTTACACTGGAAAGACCTCCTCCCTTATTTTTATTTTGAGTAGGGGAATAACCTTGCGCTCTAGCTCTAGCTTTCATATCATCTCTACGTTGACGTCTTGCTGTTTTTAATCTTCCCATATCTCTATTTACTACTGGCCCCCATGTAAATATATAATCAATTTGTTCTTGTTTTTCTTCAGAACTTAGTGTGTCATCTTCTAAAACATTATTTATTGCGTCATTCTTACTAATAGGAGCTTGTTCTGGTAAAACTAAAGAAGTTCCTTTTGTACCACCAAAAGTTTCTGTTACCCAATTTCCATATGGATTTTTCGCCCAGTATGCATCACTTTTTGATTTTGCAGCTTCTGATTCCCAATCCCTCATATAATCTCTATATGCTTGTGGACTATCAAATCCTCCTTGCATCATTCCTCTTAGACCTTCTTGTCTACGAATTTCCTTTCTTCTTTGCATTTCAGGAGAAGGCTGTCCACCAACTCCAGTAAAATCATCTAATCCTGATGAAGCTGCTGGCTGACTTCCGGGTGGTTTACCATATGCTTCTCCATGTGTCTTAAAATCATGAGGAGAAGTACCATGTACACGTTGAGATTCAATATCAGGAGGATCAAAAAAACTTTCTTGTGCTAGTTCAGGACCAAATGCTCCTGTAGAATAAGCAGCTTCCATATCTGCTGAACTAATTCCCCAATCTGACATACCACCATATTGTCTATAGATAGTTCTAGGTATAGGTCTGCCATATACACTGCTAACAGGTCTTTCTCCTAAACCTCTTAGTCCACCTCCACCTTGCATGGAGATTGTAATTTGAATAGGCTTGGGCATCAGCTTATCCATTGCGACTTGAGTAGCCATATCATAATTTTTTGATTTGTGCATAATAATTCCTCTCTTAATCCCTACTTTATTATAGCATAATATTAATCTTTTCCCAAATCAGAACGTCCAGTACGTACTCTTTTGTTCAGAAGGTTCGTCTTCATCTTCTGGATCGTCAGGATGTGTTAGATGCCATGACTCTTTCATGTAGTGTACAGCCATTGTTAGAGCATCTACCTGATCATCATGTGCTGCATTAGGAAATCTGATGAGTTCTTCTATGAGATCTTCTGACCACTTCTTACCTTGAGGTATCCATAGCCTACCTGCTTCCATAATAGGAGAAGCAGCATAAACTCTGGCTACTTTATCTCTATCAGGGTTGTATTCCATGACAGGTAGTCCTGCTCTCCGCATATCCTGTATGAGAGATTGACCAGATGCCTTCTTTTCTATCATGCAGACATCAGGTCTGTGTTCATTATAGAGTTTTTGTGCCAGCTTCCTGAGTTCCGGGTACTCAAAGCGTCCTTTTATGTTGCCTAGTAGGATAAGATTAGGAGCATAGTTCTCATATCCTCTTTCGTCATGGTCATATAGGTAAAATATGCCCCATGTCTGGATAACACTGAAGTCTGCCGTAGTTCTGGTGGAGAAAGCGGTATCATATGTCTGTATAACGAAGTCACAACTGGGAGGATCTTCTTCATCCCATGATTGTAGCCACTTTTTCTTGATTAATCCTCCTTCTTCTGGAGTAGGGTCTTGCATATAGAGAGAATTCCAGTATCGGCTTCCATTACTTGCCTTAATTTCGTTCTCATCTATACGTAGTATATGATCAGGCTTCCATTCAGGGAAATAACTTCCTCCCAAGGGGAGGTCTAGGAGGTCTGCTGCTTCTTCATCAAGCCATGCAGGGATCTTTATGACTTCCCAAGGAGTTGTCTCATACTCGCTCATGTCTTCCTGCTGCTTCAGGAGCCATCCGCAGAGATCATCATAGTGAAATCTGGTATTTATTATGACAATAGCCCCATTAGGCATGATACGTGTTCTAAGTCCTGCTGGATACCACTCTTTTATGTACCTTCTACCTGCATCAGAGAAGGCATCTTCCTCAGACATTACATCATCCAGTATAGCTATGTGCGCTCCTCGACCTGCTATCTGAGATCTGACTCCAGCCGCATAATAAGTTCCTCCCTGATTGGTCTTCCACTTCCCTGCTGCCCTAACATCACTCCTTAATTGTACTCCAGTGAAGATTTTGCCGAATTCTTCTGTATTGACCACATCTCTGACAGACCTACCAAAGTCAGATGATAGCTGATCACTATGAGATACAGTTAATATCTCATGTTCAGGGTGTCTACCTATATACCATGCAGGGAAAAGCTTTGAACATATAACTGATTTGGAGGAACGAGGAGGAAGAAAGACCATCAACCTCTTAATTGTACCTTCTTCTAGTTCTTTTAACTTATTAGATATAACTTTTATATGACTACCCATCTCAAAGTTAGACACAAGAGAAGGAGCCATCAGTCTGACAAAGGTAAGAAAGTCTGACTGTGATTGATAATTAACTTTTTGAGAGAGAAGTCCTCTAAGATTTATAAAAGACTCTAGGTAACTTTCTTCTAAATTATTCATAGTTATATTATATACTATAATTACTACCTATACAAGTACCTTAGTCTAAAAATATCTAAAAAATACTATAAGTACCTGTGTAAGTACCTGTGTAAGTACCTGTAATTATACTTAAGTATCCCGACATGTGCTATATATACCACTATATTATTTTATTTTCTATTTGATGAATAGTCCGTAGATTTTTGAAATTATTTGAGAGGTCTGTTTTATATATATATAGGCGCACCCAGATCTTTCCCCCACCCCCCCACATGATGCGAGGAAATTCCCCTGATTTCTGGGGGTTTAAACGGATCTCTCTAAGGAAGTTCTTACGAACTTAGAGAGATCCTAGTTTAGTGCTAGGGTTTCCCAGAGTTTAAACGAAGTTTAGGGGAAGGTTTACAAAATTCATCCAGAGGATGTAATTAAAACCCAATCCTTAGCTTTGCTAAATACTTCAACCTATCGATAAGTCTTTGAAAATCCAAGGGATTTTACTTGTGCATAGAAAGATCAGAGATCTTTGACACATGACGAAATCCTCTGGATTTTGACGAGGCTTGACAGATCGATGACGAGGTTGAAGTTCTTCTTTCTTAATTGAACTTAATTAGATCATTGTAGTTTAAGTACTTACGTAACTACAATGAGCTAATTAACTTTGGAGGTTTTGATGAA